ACAACGTCCAAAGCCGTTGGTAATGGTGACGTATTCCGCTTCGCAACAGGCAACTTAGCCGTTACGCTTTCGTAAGTAAATGGCGCTGAACTATGGTTCTGGTTTATACGGCAGTGGCAAATGGGGAACCGATGCCAGTGTTGATAACTATGGTTCAGCAGCTTATGGTGCCGGCAAGTATTCCGCGCCTGATCAGAATTACGTTGATGGCGAACTTGTATCCGCTTCCACGTCAACTATGGAAGCGTCTGGTGATAAGACGCCAGGCAGCGGCAGCAATTACGGGTTCGGTGCTTACGGTTCGGGAAGCTACTCAGGAACATCCGTCATTTATGTTGACGGGCAAGCCAACGCAGCGTCCGAGTCCGCTGTTAGCGCAGTTGCAAGCATTCTCTTTAGCGTTGGCGCAACCGCTGCAAGCGATTCAAGCCAAACGGCCGATGCACAAGTTGACCGAAACGCGCAAGCCACATCAGCAAGCGAAAGCAATGCAAGCGCATTGGGTTCCATTGTTCAGGATGGCGCAGCAACCGCGGCAAGTGTTTCAACGGTTACGGCAACGGGCGAAGGATTGGTGGATGGAACCGCCAATGCTGCCAGCGCAAGCGCGGTATCAGCAAATGGCGACAGATTCCTGGGCGGGATTGCCACTGCCGCATCAGAAAGCGAAGTCACAGCAAACGCTGAAACATTCTCAAGCGGCCAGGCAACAGCCGCCGCGGAATCCTCTGCAACGGCTCAAGCCGATGTTGACATTGGTAACTCAGCATTTGCCGAAGCCGAATCAAGCGTTACAGCTGATCCCACAACCACTTGGTGGGCACAAGCGACGGTTATCAGCGCAACAAGCATGTCAGCCGACGGCGGTTTGAAATGGGAACCTGTTGCACCTGTAACCACCACCTGGACAAACATCACAGATCCGTCCAACACATGGACGCCAATCAATTCACCATGGCGGGATGCCGCCTAACGAGGTAAATCATGGCCGATACAACAACCAGTAACCTTTCACTTACCAAGCCTGAAGTTGGCGCGTCAACTGACACATGGGGTTACAAACTCAACACGAATATGGATACGCTTGATGCGTTGTTCGCGGCAGCGGGCAGCGGTACAAGCGTTGGCTTGAACGTTGGCGCGGGTAAGGTGTTAAACGTTGCAGGAAAACTCCAAACAAAACCGATTCTTGAATCAGCAAACATTGCTGCAACAGCGGCAACCGGAACGGTTAACGTCGATCTTGCGACACAAGCCGTTAACTATTACACAACAAATGCGTCAGCCAATTGGACGTTCAACTTCCGTGGCGATGGTTCAACAACGCTTAATTCGTTTATGACAACCGGTCAAGCGTTGACGTGCGCGTTTCTTGTAACGAATGGCGCAACAGCATACTACCCGACAACATTTCAGGTTGATAGCACAACGACTAACGTTACGGTTAAGTGGCAAGGCGGAGCAGCTCCATCGTCAGGCAATACAACGTCAATTGATACTTATGCTTTTAGCATTATTAAAACAGCTGCAAGTACCTACACGATTCTTGCATCGCAAACCAAATTTGCTTAAAAGGGGTTTGTTATGCCAAGTTTATCTACAAGAGGAGCAGCATCCGTAAGAGGGTTTGGGATGTTTGGAGGAAATATCATTGCGACTGGTGGGAATGAAATAAAAAAGGTCGGCAATTACAAATATCACATCTTTACAGCATCTGGAACTTTTACAGTCTCTTCAGCTCCAGCAGGTTCTATCATTGAAGTTATGGCCGCAGGTGGTGGCGGTGGTGGTGGCGGTAATATGGGTGGCGGTGGTGGTGGCGGTGAATTAGATTTATTCACATCGGTTACTGCTTCGGCTTCAGCATATACCGTAACGGTTGGGGCGAAAGGAAATGGACAGCCTAATAGCTCAACGGCTTCAACTCAAGGCGGCACATCATCGTTTGCCTTAGGTGGAACGACTTATGTGTCTGCATTAGGAGGCGGAAGAGGGGGCGGAAGCACAACCTCTGGAAGCAGTGGAGGCACTGGAGGCTCAGGCGGCGGAGCTGATTACACGGGGGGTGGAACTGCTGGCGGTGCGTCTGGTTCTAACACCAATATTGGCGGAACTGGGACAGGCAACGGTAATCAGATGGGTGGTGGTGGCGGTGGTGGAGCTACTGCCGCTGGTGGAGCAGGAAGTAATAGCGGGACATCTTCTGCAATTGGGGGTAGCGGTGGGGCTGGTTACACGCTAACCAATATTGATTCCAACCTTACATCTGGCAACTTCACTTCTTTGTCTGGCATGACTGTCATTTGTTCTGGTGGCGGCGGCGGTGCATTAAACAAAACAAGTGGCGGATCATATACCAGAGGTGTTGGGGGAACCGGCGCAGGATCGGGCGGTGTCAATACTGGGCCATCACCATCAACAAACGTATTTACTTCATCTGCCGCAACTGCGTTTGGTTGTGGTGGCGGTGGTGGTGGATGGGATAACGGAAGCCCAAATAATGTAGCCGGAGCTGACGGTTACGCAGGTGTTGTCATTATTAGGTACTTAGCATGAAAACTTTTGCGCAAATTAACGAGCAAGGCATTGTGCTTAACACGATTGTTGCCGAATCGTGGGATGTTCCTGGTTTTGTCGAATACACCGACTCAAACCCGGCTTGCATTGGCGGCGACTACGTTGATGGGTATTTTTACTGCCAACAACCTGATTCGACTTATACAAGATACAAAGGTCGATGGGTGAAAGCATTAGCGGATGAAATCTTAATAAACGAATATGTTGTAGCTGATTCAATAAATGGCGATCACCTTGGAGCGTAAACCGTGGAACCAAACGCTAAGGACGTGGAGGCTAAATTGTCAACGCATGAAGCAGTGTGTGCTGAACGTTACGCGGGCATCAACGCCCGCTTAAAGCGTTTGGAGCAAATCCTTATCGCAAGCGCAGGAGCGATTATCCTGTTGCTGATCAATACAACGTTTAAGTTGCACTGATATGTTTGACCTGTTATCCGGTGGGCTTCTTGGTTCGATCTTTGGCGGCCTATTCAGGCTTGCGCCAGAGATCTTAAAGTTCATGGATAAGAAGAACGAGCGACAGCACGAACTGAATATGTTTCAACTCCAAACCGATTTGGAGAAGATGCGCGGCCAGTTCAAGATGGAAGAGAAATACGTTGACCATTCCATTGCGCAACTTGATACGATCAAGGCCGCATTTGAAGAGCAAGCCGAAACCGCCAAATCAGCTGGTTGGTTCGTGGCGGCCATATCCGCGCTAGTCCGTCCCGGTATCACCTGGTCGCTTTTCTTTATGTACGCAGCCGTGAAGGTTGCTGCCATATACCTAGCGTTTGAATCGCAAGCGAGTTGGCAGGACGTGTTAAACCAATCATGGGACTCGGATGACTTTGGCCTTTTCACCATGTGCGTGTCATTCTGGTTTGTTGGCCGATCCATTGAGAAGTACCAGAAACAATGAAAGAAGCCATCAAGATCGCCAAAGACTTATTGGTGGTTCCGTTTGAGGGCTGCGCTAAGGTATTGCCAGACGGTATGGTTGCCGCGTATCCCGATCCAGGTTCCAATGGCGATCCTTACACGATAGGGTTCGGGACAACAGGCCCAGACGTAACGCCAACAACCGTTTGGTCGATGGCGGAATGCGAGAAACGCTTAGAGGCTCACCTAATTCACTTTGCCACAGGACTCATCAAACTATCACCGAGGCTTGTTTCCGCCGCGCCACGCCGATTCGCAGCTGTCCTGTCGTGGGCATACAATTGCGGGTTAGGGAACTATCGGATCTCAACGTTTAAGCGACGCATCGACGCAGGCGATTGGGCAGGTGCGCGCGAGGAGTGCGTGAAGTGGAACAAGGCACGCGGACGTGTGATGCGTGGTTTAACGCGTAGGCGTGAAGCTGAAGCACTTATGATGAGATAAACATGCTTGCACCGCTAAAAATACCACCAGGCGTATACCGGAACGGCACCAATTACCAGGCCGCTGGTCGGTATTGGGACGCCAATCTGGTTAGGTGGTACGAGGGAACCATGCGCCCGATTGGTGGATGGCAACGCGCTACCACTGACACGCTATCAGGTTCAGCGCGTGGCATGTTTTCATGGCGTGACAACGATTACGATAAGTGGCTTGCAATTGGCACGCATAGCAAACTTTATGTTTGGAATGGCGGCAACTTTTTCGATATAACGCCATCCAGTTATACCGTAGGGCGATCTTCATCATTTGCGGGTTACGGTTATGGCGCAGGTAGTTACGGCGCGTCAACTTGGGGAACTAAACGATCTGTTGGTGCTGAACTTGATGCTACAACCTGGTCGCTCGATAACTGGGGCGAAAACCTTGTAGCGTGTGCCAACTCAGATGGAAAACTTTACGAGTGGGCGCTTAACACAGGGTCAGATGCCGCCGCCATCACAAACGCGCCAACCGACAACACGGCACTAATCGTCACACCAGAGCGTTATTTGTTTGCTTTGGGCGCTGGCGGGAACCCGCGTTTAGTGCAATGGTCAGATCAAGAGGACAACACGGTATGGACGCCATCAGGAACGAATACCGCGGGATCGTTAGAGTTACAGACTAACGGTCGCATCTTGGCGGCAAAGCGCGTTCGTGGACAGATCTTGATCCTTACCGAAACCGATGCCCATGTCATGAATTATCTTGGGCCGCCATTGGTTTATGGTCAGGAAAAAGTAGGTTCGTTTTGCGGCATGGTAGGCCCGCAAGCGTGTGCCGTCATTGAAGGTGGAGCGGTTTGGATGTCAGCCAAATCGTTTTTCTTGTTTAACGGGCAGATTCAACCTTTGCCATGCTCGGTTGGCGATTATGTGTTTACGGACATTAACCTTGATCAAACCGCCAAAGTGTATGCGGGGCAAAACTCGGCTTTCGGCGAAGTGTGGTGGTTTTACCCTTCAGCGTCATCAGACGAGGTTGATCGGTACGTCATTTGGAATTACCGCGAAAATCATTGGTCAATTGGCGCATTAACGCGCACATGCTGGACGGACGCAGGTGTTTTCCAATACCCATTGGCGGTTGGCACGGATGGCTATCTTTACGAACATGAATCAGGATGGACAGATAACGGATCACCGTTAACGTCCACGCGTTACGCGGAATCAGGCCCGGTTGAACTGTCAACGGGTGATCGCTTTATGGCAGTGCGGCAAATATTGCCGGATGAAAAGTCACAAGGTCAAGTGAA